CCCCCATCCATATTAAGGAGTTATCGTGCAATGGAAAAGGTCGTTACTGCAGCTGTTATTGGAGTTCTTGTCGTACTACTTGTCGCCATCGCGGCGCAAGCAGTCCCCGACATCCTCCGAAAGAGCTGCGGCCGCGCCGAATCCGAACGCACCGCTCCCCAACATGAATGAGGGTTCATCGACTGCGGAACAGGCCCTGGAAAAGCCTGATCTGCTGGAGCAGCTCCGTCCGGAGCTGTTGGACGCACCTTACTGGTACGACCGTCCAGACCTGAATCAACAGGTCGTTCCTTCCAGCCCCAAAAAGGAGGGCTAAAATGGCGAGGCAAAACCTTACCATTCCGCTGCCGGGTTTCCCCGGACAGTTGTATTTCCAGCAAACGATCGCCTCGGGGAGTAGCCCTAAGGTAAATGGGAAGCTTAAACTTCAGGCTAACGCCTTGGTTGACAGCACCTCCCAGGTCACCTATTGGTCTCCTCTGAGTCCCGATTATACCGACGCTGGTGCAAATGTGAGCACTACTTTCCCGTTCACAACGGCTCAATACAACGAGCTGTATGCGCAATGGGTAGGTAAGCTCCGGCATGGTAGCGCTTCGATGGGCGTTACCCTGGGTTCTTGGACCCAGTCTCGGTCGATGATTGTTGACCGATCCCGGAAACTTTTAAGGTTTCTGGGCACCGTCCAGGCAAACGTACGGCGGAAGCCGTGGCTGTATCGCAAACGCGATCTGGCAAGCGATTTCCTGGAAGGGGAGTTTGGTTGGCTCCCCCTAGTGAGCGACATTCACGCGGCTGTAACAACGGTCTGCGGGGATGCGATTCCACCTCAATGGGCGCGTGCTTCTCGCACGTACACGATGAACGAGACCACCGAACAGCGAAATGCTGGGATGGTGTCCAATCGTCGGACTCTTAGCGGAAACGCTCGGATGACCATTGCTTGTGGGGTAGAGATTGCTAATCCCAATCTTTGGCTCGCGAACCGCCTGGGTATTATTAACCCGGCAACCGTGGCCTGGGATCTCGTTCCCTGGTCCTTCGTCGTGAATATGTTTCTGAACGTGAATCAGGTCGTAGGTGCCCTCACGGACACTGTCGGCTTGACCCTTACGAACGGGAGCGTTACACGATCTTCCCGGATACTCCGGGAGGAACGTTCTTGGATCACCGTGAACCACACTGTGGGTGGACGTCAGTACACTCGCGGTCAATCTTACGGAATCAACGTGAACACGAAGTCACGTACAAGGACTACGGGGGCTCCTCCAATGCCCTCTCTCAGCTTTCGCTTACCGAACGTTAACTTTGAGTTGGCGGCAATTGCCACCGCTCTGGTTGCGCAACGTGCGCGGAGTATCTAAAACCTTGGCTTAATCGCCGTCCTTTCATAGGAAAACTTCACCATGCCATCTGCTGCAAACATCGTCATCAACAACGGCTCCGCCGTCGCGAAGACCTTCACCCTTCTGAACCCGGCTGCTGGCCTCAACTCTGAGGCTCGCTGGGCTCTGAAGGAAGGGCTCAACTCGGCGGTTTTCCCGCGAATGTCGAGTGTTCTCCGTTCCGATCCCTCGATCAAGGGCACGTCCGGCGTCTTCCGGATCACGATGCCTCAGTCCTTCACTGACAGCACGACCGGTCTGGTCAAAGCTGGCAGCGCGGCTGAGCTCGTGATCACGAACAAGATGCCGGCCGACTGGCCCGAAAGTCTCAAGGCGGACTGGAAGGCGTACGTCAAGAACGCGCTGGCCGAGGCCAACGTCCAGCTCTGGCTGGAAGGCGGCTCGACCTTCACCTGATTGATTGGGGAACCAATCAGTCTACTGTCGTAACCAACCTGGCGGGTACGCCCGCATGGAGATTCCATGGAGAATGCATTTCTTCGTGTGCTCGTCGCTGCCTGCGACGAGATCGGCACCCCTAGAGCGTTGGCTATTAAACTGCTGGCGCAACACGGGGAGTGGGCTCAGCTATCACAGCTGAGATGTGAGACCTTCCGATACGCTGACTCGGAGTCGTACTTCTATGACGCAGTCGTAACTGACCTGCTGAGAAAATGCGATCTTCCGAGCGGTGTTGACAAGAAGGGGGCAGCTGTCGCCACGTTCTGGGCATGTGAACGCCAGAACTACGACACAAATGAGAGACTGACCCGCTACCTCCCTGAGTTCCGCTCTCCAGCGGACGCAACGGAGGAAGCCGTTTCGCGGTTCATTGCCGCGTGGCGTAAAGAAGTTAAGTCAATTGTGGGTAACCTGCCTGACCATCTCACCCCAAGGTTCTCGGGAGGGGCCACGTATGCCGATGTTGGGCAACTAATAACAGTGCCTGACAAAATGACAAGCAAACCAACCGTCTACTCCGGAGCCCGACTGCTACTCCCTTTTTGGGAGGAAACAGCTTGGGCACGCGCCTGTGGGGCGCGCCGGATCAGACCTTCAGACGTGAGAGGCAACCTCTTCTTCACGGTCCCCAAAGACGGTAAAACGTTCAGGGGATGCTGCAAAGAGGCTAGCATCAATATCACGCTCCAACTCGACGTTGGGCGTGCGCTTAAGTCTCGACTCAAGCGCGTCGGTGTTGATCTGAAGCAAGGACAGTCGACTCACAGAGACTTGGCTCGCGCCGCGTCTCTCGACGAATCCTTGGCCACTATCGACATGAGTAACGCTAGCGACACTCTGTGCCGCATTCTACCTAAGCTGGTTTTGCCGGCTCAATGGTATGAGTTACTCGACTCCCTCCGTGCTACTCATACGGAGATCGGGGGTAAATGGGTTCGGCTGGAAAAGTTCTCCTCTATGGGGAATGGATTCACGTTCGAGCTTGAAACCTTGGTCTTCTTGACTCTAGCGCGTACGATTTGTCGCCTTTCGGGCGCTGACCCTGAGAAAGTCAGTTGCTACGGTGACGACCTCATCGTTCCTGGTGGGGTGTTCCGCGATGTTATCGCGGGGCTTCGTATGTTCGGGTTTACCCCGAACGAACGGAAAACCTTCGGAGAAGGTCCGTTCAGGGAGAGTTGCGGCGGAGACTTTTGGCGTGGTGTGCCCGTAAGGGCGCATTACGTTGAGAGTCTCCCCAATGAACCGCAACATTGGATATCTCTGGCGAATGGTCTCAGACGGATCTGTGCCGGACCTCACCGCTTCTCGCGCTGGCGCAAGCTGCGTAAGGCGTGGTGGCGTTCGCTCGATCCGATCCCATCCGATATCCGCAGGTGTAGAGGGCCTCAGCACCTCGGCGACATCGTGATCCACGATGTTCGTCGACGCTGGAGTCTGGCGCAACGCCCTTCCAGGGACGTTGCGAACCTCACAGAGCTCAAGAACGGTCAACACGACCCGACTTGGGATCTGCAGTACGTGAAAGCTTACGTACCTCTACCCAAGGTGCTCCCATGGCACCATTGGACTGCGCCTGTGCAACTCGCAAGTTGCACACTGGGACTCCCGTCCGTCGGCATCACCCCTCGGGGAGGTGTTAGCGGATATAGGATAAAGACGGTAGGTTCCAACCTGACGTCTTCATGGCTCCCAGTAACCTAGCCTAGGCTAGGGGTTTGCTTTCGAAGGCTCATTACCTTCGTTGGACCCGTAAGGGGTAATCTT